AAAGACGCTAGCTACAAGGTAGCTAGAGTACAGACGGCAGCAAAACCACACCGGTGAGTAACTTGCGTCGAGAGTTGGGTCATGAGTGATCAGGGGGTCTTCCCAGCGATTCCTGGGCTTGGGCGAAGCCCGGCACGTGCGCGTAAACGTCATCGCCAGTGGTTGGAGGACACCGCCGACGACTTAAATTTTGACGAGCTGTCAGTGGCCACGCGCTCCGAGAGTTCGCTGAGCGCGACGGCAAGACGGCAGCGTGTGTGGCGTGCAAACCACGCGGCGAATCAGCGCCACGACATTCGGGAGCGGCACCGCCCGACCTTCCGCCACATTAAGGTGGAGCCGGCGGGTTTCTTCTACCGCCACCACAAACCTAACATGGAGTTTGCAACACCGGATCCCACCATTGTGGAGTTTATCGCCGACGGTCATCCTCCCCCCCTCGACTGTGACCTTGACAACCAGACTATGGCCCTCCCCTGCGGTGCAGCTCAAATGAAGCACCTCACGTACTTTGACAGAGAACCCCGGGAGAGACCATCCGGGAACACCAAGGCATACGATGAGGCCTTCAGGTTAGTTGGGAAGCTCCTGAAGCTGGACGAGCCTCTTGACTTCCCACACGCGGAGGACCTGCGAAACGTACGCTTCAAGCCCAATAAGTACCCAGGCAATGAGTACCGCGCCCTCGGATTCAAGAACCGGGCCGAGGCGCAGTCCTCAGCGCTGGCTGATGCGGAGCTGGCCTGGGCCCAACTGTTGTCGAACGAATATGTCCCCCCCCACACGGTCCGTCTAGGGGGAAGGGGGAAACTCGTGGCCATGTCGAAGGACAGGGCGTTACGGGAGGGTGTCGTGAAGGGGAGGTTAATTCTAATGCTCTCACAGCGTGACCTCCTCCTACTGGGCAACGTGGAGCAGCGGCTTACGGAGGCCTATAAGGATGCGAGGTACCCAGTGTCGGTCGGACTGGGCTGGTATGGCGGGAACGTCACCCGTTTCATTGAACGACTTATCCCGGAGGCAAAATTCTTTTGCATGGATGCTGAGAAGTTTGATGCGTCCCTGGACCCGTGGCTTATTAACGATGGGCTACACATTCTGCGCCAACAGATCAAGGACGGATTCAACCCCCGTTTTAATGCGTACTGGGATTTCGTGGCAGAGTCCCTCATTGATGCCCCAATCGCAAGGGATGACGGTTGGCTTATGACCAAGTCGGTGGGCACAACCTCCGGGCACAGCTACAACACCCTGCTGCAATCCATCTGCACCCTGTTGGTGGGTTACGCTGGCCTTTTCTCTCTGCTGCCAGTAGCCGACTGGTCACGCGTGTGGAGGGAGGCGGAACTGGAAGCGCTTGGTGACGATAACCTCACTGGCATCCCCGAATGGGCGGCGCATATTACTGGGGAGGAATATGGTCGGGCCGTGCTTGAAATGACGGGCATCAACTGGTTGGGTAAGAAGAGCTTTGCAACCTATGACCTCGTTGATGACGAATGGCCACTCGCACAGGGGACGGAGGACGGGTGGTTCAAGGGAATTCAATACTTGGGTAAGTATTTCCGAGCCATCACATTGCCCGAGGCGCTTGGGGGAGGCGAGGCGGTCATCCCATACCGCCCGTTGTCGGAAACAGTTGCACGCCTGTATTACCCTGAACGCTTCACCCTTTCATTGCACCAGGTGTATTTGCGTGCACTCGGAAACCTGCTGGATAACTACGGCAACCCGTACGCGGCGGGATGGCTAAACGACCTTCTTGATTGGCTGGAGCTACGGATGGATTGGATCCCGGAGGAGTGGTCCCCGGACACTATACATGATGCGGCAAGGGATTACACGGGTGTAGAGGTACTCGTCCCCCGCCCGCGGAGGTGGACATTTCATATGTGGTTGGAGCTGACCCTTGGGGAACCAAGGGATGATTTAACACGCTACACTGTAATTAACGAATGATTAGTTAGGGTTTGTGTGGTGAGGTTGATCCCGCTGGCGCCCCCACCGCACGTAATCTATTCACGCTGAG